CGCTGCCTTCAACGCTGGCCTCTCGGTCGAGGCGCCAACAACGGCGGCGGAAGACATGTCCGGCATTGATGCTGACATCGACCCAGGTGGCGTCGAGGCGACTGGCTTTGGCGGCATGGGTGACCCGCCGCCATCCGGTGCAAACAACCCCAACACTACAACCGATGCCGATCTGCCTGGTGGTTCCGGTCCAGGCCCAGGCAGCAACCCGGACGGCAGCGGACCAGGTGGTGGTGGCTCGACGCCGACGCCGGACGATGCCACCAATACGGTGACCGAATCGCCGGCTGGTGGCACACCATCTGACGTCAATGCTGCGGCATCGCATAAGGCCCGAGAGGATGCCCGTAAGCGGGCCCTGGCTGCGGCCGGCAACTCAAGCACCATCGTCACAGGGCCAGGCGGCCTGGGATCGCCGCCGGCCAACGTCGTCCGCAAAGTTCTGCTGGGAGCCTGAATCATGGCCGAGGAAACCAAGCGTGCTCGCTACAGTCGTCGGCTGACCGCTCTCCGCAACGAGAGGGCATCCTTCATCGACCACTACAAAGATATCAACCTGTTCCTGTTGCCGCGGCGCGGCCGGTTTATGACGACCGACAGAAACAAGGGAGACAAGCGCAACACCAAGATCATCGACAGCGAGGCCACCATGGCTCTCAGCATCCTGGTGTCCGGTATGATGTCCGGCGTGACGTCGCCTGCCCGGCGCTGGTTCCGCCTGGCCACGCCAGACCGGGAGATGATGGAGTTCGGCCCGGTCAAGGAATGGCTGCGTCAAGTCGAGGACGTCATGTACGAGGTCTTCCGCGAGTCCAATCTCTACCAGGTCATTCCGAGCGTCTATGAGGAGATGGCGGCATATGGCACCGCCGCGATGATTCAACTTGACGATTTTGACGATGTAGCCCGCTTCCAAGCCTTCACGGTCGGCGAATACGCCATCGCCCAGAACCACCGCTACCAGGTAGATACGATCTACCGCGAGATCGAGATGACGGTGGAACAAATCGTTGGCCGTTTCGTTGACCAAGGTGGCGGCGAGATGGACTGGTCGAACACCAGCCAGGCCGTCAAGAACCTCTGGGATAGTGGCACCTACGATAGCTGGATACCGACCGTCCACCTGATCGAGCCGCGCCAGGACCGTGATGAGGACAGCAAGCTGGCCAAGGACATGGCGTTCGCCAGCGTCATCTATGAGGTCGGCGGCGACGACGAAAAACTCCTCGAGGACAGCGGTTTTCGTACATTCCCCTGCTATGTGCCGCGCTGGCACCTGACACCACCCGACATCTACGGCCGCGGGCCGGGCATGGACGCCCTGGGCGACATCAAGCAGCTTCAAGACCAGCAAAAAAAGAAGGGCCAGGCCATCTCGAAGCATGTCAACCCGCCGATGACAGCGCCCTCGAGCCTCAAAAACCAGCGCATGTCCACGCTGCCCGGCGACGTTACATTCGTGGACGCCGCGCAGGGGCAACAAGGCTATGTGCCGGCCTACCAGGTGCAGCCACGCCTGGCTGACTTCGTCGCCGACATGGAGGATGTTAGGCAGCGCATCCGGCGCTGCTTCCACTCCGACCTCTTCCTGATGCTGGCCCAGTCCGACCGCCGGCAGATCACCGCCACAGAAATCCAGGAGCGCCGCGAGGAGAAGCTCCTGGTCCTGGGCCCGGTCCTCGAGCGCATCAATCACGATTTGCTGGACCCGATGATCGACAACACCTTTGAGCGGGTCATGGAGGTTGGTATCGCGCCACCGCCGCCGCCAGAGCTCCAGGATGCCCAGTTGCAGATCGAGTACATCTCGATCATGGCCATGGCCCAGCGGTCGCAGGGCATCATCGGCATCCAGGATACGGCAGGATTTGTCGGGAACCTGGCGGCCATCAATCCCGAGGCCATAGACAAGCTCGACTTCGACCAGGCCGTCGATGAGTACGGCGAGATGCGTGGCGTCCCGCCGGGCATCATCCGGTCGGATGAGGCTGTCGGTGGAATCCGCGAGGGCCGGGCGCAGCAGCAGCAGATGGCCCGCCAGGCAGAGGGTGCAGAACGTGCGGTGGCCGGGGCCAAGAGCTTGGCCGATACGGACACCACCGAGGGTAACATGCTGTCCGATATCCTGGGCGGTCTGAGCGGATGAGTGATCAAGCCAGCGACCGTGGCGATGACGGCCGCGACACCTCGAGGGCCAGCAGTGTTCGCAAGAAAACACGGGGCGTCAGGGTCCGCGAGGAACAGTTTGCGCGAGACCTAGATGTTGTGTTAACCTCAACTGAGGGACGCCGCATGTTGTGGTGTCTCCTGGAGGATGCGGGGATCTTTGCAGATCCGTTTACTGGTGACGAGGCCACAACTGCATACAGGTGCGGCAGGCAGGCATGGGGCAGAAAAGTTTTCACTTACCTTATGACACCATCGCGCCAGAAAATTTATGCCGAGATGGTTGAGGAAAGCTCAAAATGACCGACGTTGCAGTAGACCAGACCCAAAATTCCGCAGACGCCGACGAGGCGTTTGTCAGCCCCGAGCCCGAGACCACTGATACGGCCGACGCGACCGGGGATAAGACGTCCGACGACAGCACCCAGGACCAGGCCGGCGACGGCCAGGGCACCGAGGCTTTCGCGGGCGAAGACGACGCCAAGACGACCGACGCCGATGATGATGCTGGCTCCGAAGAGGAGGGCAAGTCCCAGGCACCGGAAGAGTACGAGGCGTTTGACCTGCCAGACGGCTGGAAGCTGGAAGGCGAGCGGCTGGAGACCTTCACTGCGATGGCGAAGGAAGCCGGTCTCTCGCAAGCCCAGGCCCAGACGCAGATCAGCATGTTCATCAAGCAAACGGCCGCTGATCAGGCCGAGCATACCAAGACCTGGCAGGACGCAGCGGCGACATGGACCTCGGCGAGCAAGGCCGCCGGTCTCTTGACCGACGACAGTCTCTCCCTGGCCCGCACCGGGATCAAGGCAGTGGATGCTGACGGCTCTCTGGGCCGGACGCTCAAGGCACTTGGCTTGGACAAGCATCCCGGACTGATCGCCGTTTTCAAAGCTCACGGCAAAGCGGTCTCGCCCCCGAGCGAGGTCCCCGGAGCCGGTTCCGGTACGGGTGGTCCGCGTGACCACGCCGCAACCCTCTACCCCAACCAGAAATGAGGAGGTAACCAGCCATGGCTACCATCGGCAACAACAACCCGACACTGGCGGATGTCGCCAAGCGTTCGGACCCTGACGGGAAGATCGACTCAATCGTCGAGATCCTGAACGAAACCAACGAGGTCCTCGACGACATGACGTTCCTCGAAGGCAATCTCGAGACCGGAAACAAAACGACGATCCGGTCAGGCCTGCCCACCGCGACCTGGCGCAAGCTCAACTACGGTGTCCAGCCCAGCAAGTCGCAGACCGTCCAGGTCATCGACAGTTGCGGGATGCTGGAAGCCTACGCCGAGGTCGATAAGGCCCTCGCCGATTTGAACGGCAACAGCGCGGCCTTCCGGCTCTCCGAGGATCGTTCCTTCTTGGAGGCCATGAACCAGGAGATGGCCAACACCCTGATCTACGGGGACACCGATACGGACCCGGAGAAGTTCATGGGCCTCGAGCCTCGCTTCAACGACAACAGTGGCCCGGCCAACGCCGACAACATCATCGCCGGCGGCGGCTCCGGTTCTGACAACTGCTCGATCTGGCTGGTTGTATGGGGCCCCAACACGATCCATGGAATCTTTCCAAAGGGCTCAGTGGCTGGCTTCCAGCACAAGGATCTAGGCGAGGTCACCCTCGAGGATGCGGCCAGCGGCAAGTACCAGGGCTACCGTACCCACTATAAATGGGACATCGGCCTGTGCGTCCGCGATTGGCGCTACGTCGTCCGCATCGCCAACGTCGACACCAGCGACCTGGCCAACGACAAGGGCGGCTCGAGCGCCGACCTGACGGACCTGATGATCCAGGCCCTGGAGCTCGTGCCCAACCTCGGCATGGGCCGCCCGGTGTTCTATGTCAACCGCACCATCCGGTCGATGCTGCGCCGGCAGATCCTGGCCACCTCCAACGTCAACCTGACCCTGGAAGATTTCGCTGGAAAGCGGGTAGTGACTTTTGACGGCGTTCCCGTCCGTCGCTGCGATGCCCTGCTGGCCACCGAAGCCACCGTCAGCTAGACGGACGGCCTAACCCCAAACATCGAGGAGATTAACGATGTACATCGATACAGAACTGGAGTTGGCCGATAGCCAGGCGGTAACCGCTTCCGCGGCCTCGACCAACATCATCGACTTCACCCACGGTGCCCCGGCGGATGTCGGCGTCGGCGACCACCTCTACCTGGTAGTCCAGGTGGATACGGCCGCCACCGCTGGCGGCGCTGCCACGGTGACCTTCGCCCTCCAGACCGACGACAACTCGAGCTTCTCCAGCGCCACGGCGCTGTGGACCTCTGCTACCATCGCCAAGGCCACCCTGGTGGCGGGATACAAGGTGGTCTCCATGGCCATCCCCGAGGGCGTTGAACAGTATCTGCGGCTGTATTACACGGTCGCCACCGGCCCGCTAACGGCTGGGGCGTTCAGTGCTTTCCTCACCAAGACCCCGCCGCAGTCGTGGGTCTCCATGCCTGACGCTACCTAGTCAGGTTGCCCCTGAGATGGCCGCCGGCATCATTCTCCACCTGGTGCCGGCGGTCTTCTCGCCCCAACTGTGAGGCTGGCGATGAAGGTTCGAGCCACTAATCCCGGCATTTACGGCAAGTACCGCAAAGAGGGCGAAGAGTTCGAGATTGTCCATGACCAACACTTCAGCGACCGCTGGATGGAAATGGTCAAGCCCGAGAAGCGGACCAAGAAGAAGAAGAGAGACACTATTGCCAAACAGTTTTTCGATGGCGGGGGCAAATCGTCCCCGCTTTCTGGTGCGGGGTAGAGCAGTCAGGTAGCTCGTTCGGCTCATACCCGGAAGGTCGCAGGTTCAAATCCCGCCCCCGCTACCAGGTCCAGGGAGATACAAGATGGCCTCAGAAGTGCAGATCTGCAACATGGCCCTGGGCCATATAGGTGCCGCGGCTGAGATCCAGAGCCTGAGCGAGGCGACGGAAGAGGCCAAATACAGCAACCTCTACTACAACGACATCCGCGACAGCGTCCTGCGCCAGCATCCCTGGAATTTTGCGACGACCTATGTGGTGCTGGCCGACCTGGGCTCGCCACCCACTGGATGGGATTACCGCTATCGCTACCCGGTCGACTGCCACCGGGCGCTCAATATTGTCAAGGCGGCCAAGACGGACCCTGAGATCGAGTTCGATGTCGGCAGCGACGGTTCTAGCGGCCGGGTTATCCTGACCGACCAGGCCACCGCCACGCTGCGCTACACGGCCAAGGTCACAGATCCCAACGCCTTCGATGCGCTGTTCATCCATGCGCTCTCCTGGGCCCTGGCGGTCCACCTGGCCGAGCCCATCACCTCTAGCCAGGCGAAAAAGAAGGACGCCGCCGCGGCCTATGCAGGCATCATGTTGACGGCCAAGGCCACCGACAGCAACGAGGGTGAGGTCGACGGCAACAGCGAGGCCGACTGGATTGCGGCGCGGGCATGACCAGGAATATCCAGCCAAGTTTCACGGGTGGCGAGCTTGCCCCGAGCCTCCATGCTCGTGTTGATCTGGCCAAGTATTCGGTCGGCCTCAAGACCTGCAAAAATTTCTTCGTCCACGCCCATGGCGGCGTCAGCAACCGCACCGGCTCGCGCTTCATCGCCGAGGTCAAGGATAGCACCAAGTCAACCCGGCTGATCCCCTTCGAGTTCAACGTTGAACAGACCTATGTCCTCGAGTTCGGCGACCAGTACATGCGGGTCCACAAGGACAGCGGCCAGGTGGTCGAGGGGGGCCAGGTCATCACCGCGGCTACACGGGCCAACCCGGTGGTGGTGACCATGACAGGTCATTCGTACTCCAACGGCGAGGAGGTCTACATCTCTGGCGTCGTCGGCATGACGGAGCTCAATGGACTGAACTACAAGCTGGCCAACTGCACGGCCAACACGGCCGAGCTCCAGGACATGACCGGCACCGATGTAAACAGCACCGGCTACGCCGCTTATTCGAGTGGCGGCAACGCCTACAGGATCTACACCATCGCAACTCCATTTTTGGAGGCCGACCTCTTCGATCTCAAGTTCACGCAAAGCGCCGACACGATGACCATCGTGCATCAGTCGTATGCGCCGCGGGAGCTCACGCGCAGCGGTCATACCGCTTGGACACTGTCGACCATCACCTTTGCCCCAGACCTGGCTGACACCGCGAGCGTCACGGTGACGCCCCAGGGGACAACGGGCTCAACCGACTACACATACAAGGTCACAGGCTATTCGGATGAGACCGGCGAGGAAAGTCTGGCCACCAGCGGCACCACCTCGACTGGACATGCCACGCCGGACAGCACCAATTTCAACCGCATTACCTTCGCCGATGTTACGGACGCTGATCGCTTCAACGTCTACCGGCTCGAGAACGGCCTCTATGGCTATGTCGGCACCACCGAGACCCTGACCTTCGATGATGAGGGCATCACTCCCGACCTCTCGGACAGCCCACCCAACAGCCGCAACCCCTTCAGCGGCGCGGGCGACTACCCCTCGTGCGTGACCTACTATGAACAGCGCCTGGCCTTCGCCGGCTCGAGCAACAACCCTCAGACCCAGTGGTTCAGTAAGGCCGCCAACTACCACAACATGACATATTCGATTCCGCGCAAGGCGGATGACGCCATCACGCGCACCATCGCCGCGCAGCAGGTCAACGAGATCAGGCACCTGATCCCGCTTTCCGATCTGATCGTGATGACCTCTGGCGGCGAGTGGAAGGTCGCGGCCGGCTCCGATGACGTTCTGACGCCGACCAACATCCATGTTAAGCCGCAGGAGTATCACGGCGCCAGCGACGTCCGGCCGCTGATCGTCGGCTCGACAGTTATCTACGTTCAGCGGGCCGGGCGGATCATCCGTGATCTGACTTTCAAATTCGATGTCGACAACTACACCGGCAACGACCTGTCGGTGCTGTCGGACCACCTGTTCCTCGGCCAGACGGTGGTGGACTGGGGCTATGCCGAGAGTCCGCATTCCATCGTCTGGCTGGTCCGCAGCGACGGCACCCTGCTGGCGCTTACCTACATGCGCGAGCATGAGGTCTACGCCTGGAGCCGTCACACTACAGATGGCGCCTATGAGAGTGTCTGCTCCGTCGCCGAGACCAACGAGGATGCCGTCTATTTTGTTGTCAAGCGTACAGTCAACAATGTCGAAAAGCGTTTCATCGAGAGGCTCAACACCCGCCTTTTTTGTCGACAGTGGCCTCTCGCTGGATCTGCCAGTGGCTATTACCGCGGCAACGCGGGCCAATCCTGTGGTCGTTACTGCCACGGCGCACGGCCTGGTCAACGGCGATATCCTCGATATCGAGGGCGTCCTGGGTATGACCGAGATCAACGGCCACGGCTGGGTTGCAGCCAACGTCACGGCCAACACTCTCGAGCTCAAAGATTCCGATAGCGTCGATGTCGACGGCACGGCCTTCGCCGTCTACTCAAGCGGCGGCAATGTGCGCGATGCCTCGACCGCCATCTCGGGCCTCTCGCACCTCGAGGGCAAGAATGTGGTCTGTCTGGCCAATGGCAGGGTGGTTGAGGGCCTGACGGTGTCTGGCGGCGCCGTGACGCTGCCCACGGCCGCAAGTCGGGTCCATGTTGGCCTGCCCTATACCTGCGACCTCGAGACCCTCGATATGGAGCTCGACGCCACCCGGACGGTGCAGGGCAAGCGAAAAAGAGTGGCTACCCTGATGATCCGGGTGCTGGACACCCGTGGCCTCTGGGCGGGCCCTACCTCGGACATGTTGATCGAGATGATGCAGGGCTTGACCGAGCTGACGACC